GACATGGATTTTCAAGACTTAGACTTTAGTAACTTTGGAAATATGGACTTTAGTAACTTACCAAACATGATGCCAGCTCCTCAAGCACAATCTCCAACAGCAGCACCCATTTACACACCTCCACCAAGATTTGAAATGGAAGACATAATGGATAATTACGATTACGGAAACCCAAGAAACATGGGAAGATCTGGACCAAGAAGATAAAATAACACAGGCAGGAGAGAGCCATGGATGCAGTAAATTTAGCAGAACACTTTTTTAAAAATTTAAGACAAAGAGAACAGAACACTGTTGACATCATTGCCGCTGGCAATGTAAGATCGATGGAAGATTACAAGTATCTTATGGGAGAGTTATCAGCGTATCGCTCCCTTATAGAAGATTTAAAAGAAACGCTGCATATGGAAGATAACGATGACTAAAGATCTCGCAAAAAAGAATGAAACTAAATCCGAATTAGACAAAGTTTTTGTCGAACCTGGAGCAAGAGTTTTAGACCCCACCTTAATAGATAAACCCCTACTAGACAGAATGCCCGATCCTTCAGGATGGCGTTTATTAGTCTTGCCGTATAAAGGCAAGGGCGTGACAGATGGTGGCATTCAACTAATAAAAGAAACTGTAGACAGAGAAGCTTTGTCTACTGTTATATGTTATGTGCTAAAGGTTGGACCTTTGGCCTATCAAGATGAAAATAAATTTGGCGATAAAGCATGGGCTAAGAAAGGAGATTGGATCCTTATTGGTAGATATGCTGGAACTCGTTTTAGATTAGAGGATGATCACGAAGTTCGCATTATTAATGATGACGAAGTGATTGCCACAATTTTAAACCCAGACGATATTAAATCTTTATAGGAGTAACCAATGGAAATGCAAGAAGCAGTACAAGAAGTAGATTTAGACGTAGAAATTACAGACGAAAAAATTGAAAGGGCAGCAGTGCCTAAACACAGACGAGTAGAAGACGATGTTCAAGATCAAAACATTGACATTGACATTGATGAAAGTTCATCCAATTCTACCCCAGTTACAGATGACGAAATTAAAGAAGACTTTGAAGTCTCTCCAAAAGTAGAAGAAAAATCAAAAGATTTATCTGATGTAGAGAAGAGAGCGTCACTGGCACAAAACAGAATTAATAAAGCAGTGGCCCAAGCCAAAGAGTTTCAAAGAAGAGAACTCATGGCCGTTCAATATGCTAGAGATTTAAAAGATCAAAACGAAAAATTAAGACAATCACAAAGATCTTTTCAAAGCAGTTATGGCGATGAGTTTAACAGTCGTGTTGAATCTCAAATTACATTAGCTAAACAAGCATTGCGTCAAGCGAGTGAGTCTCAAGACCCAGAAGCTATAGCTACTGCAACTGAAGCCTTAACCATGGCTACTTCAGACAGAATAAGACTTGAACAATACAAGCACGCTCAAAAACAATACGAAGAGCAAGAAGCAGCTTATGTGCAACAAGCTCAAAATCAACAACAACAATATCAAGCTCAACCAGCTTTTCAAGAGTATAATGAGCCATCAGATAAGGCTAGAACCTGGGCGCAAAAAAATACTTGGTTTGGAAAAGACCAAGTTGCAACCTCGGTTGCCTTTGCAGTTCACAAACAACTAGAGAATGAAGGCTTTGACACTGAGTCTGATGAGTATTACACTGAGATTGATAAAAGGGTGCAACAAGAGTTGCCTCACAAATTTAACGTGGAAGCGAAAAAAAACGTCCAGACAGTCGCTTCAGCCACACGCAACACATCGACAGGACGCAAACAGAATCGTATTCAATTGACACCAAGCGAGCAGGCTTTGGCCAAAAGGCTCGGTGTTTCATTTAAAGATTACGCAATACAAAAAGCGAGGCTAGAAAGATCATGACAAAAGGAAAGGATAACGTAGTTGATGATAAGGATGTTAGGACTTCAAGAAGTGCTGACACTAGAGCAAAGGACAATAGACCAAAAGTTTGGAAAATGCCTTCAGCTTTAGAACTGCCAGACGAAGCTGTGGAAGCAGCTGAATCTCAAGGTATTATTTATCGTTGGATTAGAGAGTCTGTGCTAGGACGAGATGACAAAACGAATGTCTCAAAAAGATTTCGTGAAGGATTCGTCCCAGTTAGACCAGATGAGCTTCCGGGTTTTCATGATTTGCCTACAGTCGATGATGGTCGACACGCTGGCATTATAGGAGTGGGTGGATTGATACTGTGCAAAATTGATAAAGAAATCGCAGATCAAAGAAATGAATTCTTTGAACAACAAACCCAAAACCAAATGACAGCTGTAGAAAACGACCTAATGCGTGAAGAGAACCCTTCGATGCCTATTACAACAAATAGATCATCAAAGGTTACTTTTGGTGGAAGAGGTAAATAATTACACCTTCTAAATTTAAAAATTAACTAGGAAACTATTATGGCAAATATAAATGCTAAATTCGGTTTAAGACCTATAGGAAGACTTGGTAGCAGTTATAATTCAACTGGTACTACTGAGTATGATATCCTAACAGGAACAACCGGAAGTATTTTTACAGGCGATCCAGTAAAAATGGTTAGCACAGGCGGCATTGCCGTTGCTGCTGCTGGCGATGTATTATTGGGAGTCTTTCAAGGATGCAGGTATACTAATGCTTCTGGCGAGGTGATTTATGCACCTTACTGGCCAACATTAACTGCTTCTGATGATGCGGTGGCTTTCGTAGTTGACGATCCTGATGCAACCTTTGAAGTTCAAAGCGCTGCAACAGGCAGTGTTGTACAAACAGTTGTTGGCTTAAACGCTGACATTGTTTATACTGCTGGTAGTACTGTAAACGGACGATCTAATGTAGATCTAAGTGGTACTATGGCAACAGGTACAGCTCAATGTAGAATTATTGGATTTTCTAACGACCCAGAGAATAACGCTCTAGGTACAGGAAGTCTTTCTACAAACGTCAATATGATTGTTAAAATTAACGAGCATTTTTATAATGCTGCAGCAGGGGTATAACCATGGCGATTAACAGATCACAATTAGCTAAAGAGCTAGAACCGGGTTTAAACGCCTTGTTTGGTATGGAATACGCTAGATACGAAAACGAACATTCTGAAATCTTTGAAACCGAGTCTTCTGACCGTGCTTTCGAAGAAGAAACAATGATCGTTGGTTTCGGTAATGCTAAAGTAAAAGGCGAAGGAAACTCAGTTGAATTTGATTCAGCTTCCGAAGGCTTTACTTCAAGGTATTCACACGAGACTATCGCGTTAGCGTTTGCTCTTACTGAAGAAGCAATCGAAGATAACCTATACGATAGATTAGGAGCTAGATATACAAAAGCTCTAGCACGATCTATGGCTCATACTAAGCAAGTAAAAGCAGCTGCTGTTTTGAATAACGCTTTCTCATCCAGTTTCACTGGCGGAGATGGTGTTGCTCTAGTAAGTACAGCTCATCCATTAGCGGGTGGCGGTACTTTAAGCAACAGACCCAGCACTTACTCTGACTTAAATGAGACTTCGTTGGAAGATGCGTTGATTTCTGTATCAACTTTCACTGATGATAAAAGCATGATTCTTGCCCTTCAAGGTAAGAAACTAATCATTCCACCACAATTACAATTTGTGGCAGATAGATTGCTTAACACACCAGGTAGAGTTAGTACTTCTGACAACGACATCAATGCTATTAAGAATATGGGAATGGTCCCAGAAGGTTATTCAGTTAACCATTTCTTAACAGACAACGATGCTTGGTTCTTGTTAACAGATTGTCCTGATGGATTTAAACACTTCGAGAGATCTCCTCTTTCAACTTCTATGGAAGGTGACTTTGATACTGGCAACGTCAGATTCAAAGCTAGAGAAAGATATTCTTTCGGATGGTCAAATCCAAGAGCAGTCTTTGCATCACAAGGTGCATAAATCCAATTTATTGGTAAAGGGAGCTTCGGCTCCCTTTTTTTTGTTTTAAATAAATATTTGTTTATTTATAGTTAATGAGTGTATAATCACAAAAAAACCTAAGAGGTTTTATAATGAATACCGCTTTACATGATTGTATAAGTTTAGCAAATTCGCCATGTGTAGGAGTTTGCTCAACCTCTATGGCCCCTTTCGATGAACAATGCAGGGGGTGTGGTAGAACTGTCAATCAAATAAGAGATTGGGAAACTTACCGAGACTTTGATAAGAAGTTAATTAACGTGCAAAATTGGCTAGAAGGATTTAATATTCGTCAAAAAAGAGATAGAATAAAAAATATGGCAGAGCATTCAGATGAAAAGTTACAAGACATTAAAGGCCAACTGTTAACCATTCAATCTTTAATTGAAATGACGGGCCAAGATATATTAGATTACTTTGGCAAAGATCCATCTGCAAAAGATGCGTATCAATCTCTTGTTCAATCAAGAGAAGAAATATTAAAAACAAAACAAACTCTTCCTCATTTAAACTAATCTGATATACTTTGTTAAATAACTAGGATTATTAACTTGTTCTATCGACTGACCTAGCAGACAAGCCGAGACAATAGAACTTATTTCCGAGGAGGAAATTATGGCTAAATCAACTTTTTCAGGTCCAGTCCAATCATTGGCAGGATTTATTTCAGCAGGTAACGCTAACGTTGTTAGTTTAACTGCCGATACTACTCTTACAGTAGCAGCACATGCAGGTAAAGTTCTTGTATGTAATGATGCTGATGGTAAATTTACACTACCTTCAATCGTATCAACTGCTCCAGGAAGTAATGACGATCCTAACCAATTAAATAACTTAGGTGCTACATTTACTTTTGTAGTAGTCACAGCAGCAACAGACATGGATATTCTAACTGACGGAACAGATAAGTTCGTTGGTGGGGTATATACAGGTGTAGATGATGCAACAGGTAAAACTTTTATCTCAGGAGCAACTAACGATGTGATTACCATGAATGGTACAACTAAAGGTGGATTGGTAGGCAGTATTGTAAAATGTACAGCTATGGCTACTGCTAAATATGCCGTAGAAGGTATTATTTTAGGTTCAGGAAC